GTGCGCCCTGGCGGCCTATCACTGCTGGTCCCTCCACAGGAAGCGGACTGGACAATGAAGCTAGACACCTACGATCGCGTAGACCTGACCGGCCCTTGGGCCGGTTTTGGTTTCCAGGGACATCGATTCTTCACACCAGAAGGCCGGGATATCGATCCGGTCGGGATGAGCTACTGGTCGCTGACATGCAACATTGCACGCGAATGGGCACTGATGATGGCCGAAGGACGCGAGCGCGTGTGGCACCCCCGGCCAGCCGAGGTGATCTACCTGCGGGACGTACTCCGGCGCAGGCGTGAAAAGCGGTTATCAGTGGAGAGTGGCCAGGGGGTAGCCGCCAGTGGCCAGCGCAGCCCGACTGGACGGGGGCGGCGGCGTCCACGGCGCGGGTGAGGCGTTATCCGTAGGGGCTATGCCCCTACACCGCTACAATGCCCGTTCATCGTCAACGGGGGCCGTATGAGCTACAGACCGCAAAACAACCATGATGGGCTTTGGTGGGAAATCGCCCTGGGCATCTTCGTCGGCCAACTGATGACCGCAGCACTCGCCGGGGTGGTGGCGCTGTGCCTGGGCTACTTCACCATGCGCAGCGTCAGCGCAGCACTACCGGCAGTGGCACCGCAACCGCTGTACACGCCCCGCTCCCAACGGGCAGAGCCCCAGACGCTGCGACTCCGGCCACTGGAAACGGACGAACGGTGTATCCAGAACAAGCGCTTCCGGCGACTGTCGAATGGTTGGCAGGAACTGCCGAACGATCCATGCTGAATCGTGACGCGTCACGAAACTACATCTGCAAGGTAGTGGCCGGCGTCGTGGTGTTTGTTGTGTAGGCCTTGTTGTCCGGGAACGTGCCTTGCGTGCGCGGTCCGTACTCGATCACACCACCTCGCACCCGGTCGCGGTCAGCGCCGCCGGCGTCACTCCCTACGGTCGCAACGCCAGCAGCGCCGCCGCTCCCCTCGGGGGCCATGTTGTAGAGCCGTGCGTCCTTCTCCCGAATGGGCGCGGTCCACGGCCATGCGGTGGCGACCATGATGTGCTTGCCGGCTGAAAGGCGAACGCCATACGTGACCACGCTGACGCTGTAGCCCAGGGAGCGCAGCTGCGTCAGGTCGAGTTGCTCAATCACGTTGTTGCTGTCGTCGATCCACTGCACCCACGCGCGATCCTGATCCCCTACCCGCGCACGCGCCGCCAGCCGAATACGGCCCTTGCTGGCCAGCTCGGCGACGTAGCGCTGTTCCTGGGTGAGGTCCGCGAGCGGATCAGGCGGCGGTGGCTGGATCGGCACGCTCGGCGCGCCATTGGCAAGCCCTGCCCCTACATGCGCAGGCTTGGCAGTCTGACTGGCCGCTGCAACGGGCTTGCTGGGATCGGAGCGATCCTTGGTGAAGTAGTGCACGAAGAAGTAAATGCCGACCCCACCGACAACGATGAAGATGGCAGCACGCACGGCCATGGCGGCCCACACGTTTTTACCGCCCTCTTCATAGACTTCAGTGTTTTCCGCGCCCGGCGCGTAGCCGTCATACAACGGAAAAATGGCCGGGTCGTACTTGAGCGTCTGACCGCCAACCTTCTCGAATTTGCCCGGCGAGGTCGTGTGGAAATAGGTGACGCGATAGCGGCCCTTCATGCCGATGGCGGTCATCTTCTGGAACGTATTTTTCTTCTCGATACGGGCTTTGACCGCTGAGTGCAGGCGGTTGATCCACTGCGTCATGATGACCGCATCGCCGCCGTTCTGGCCGAGCAACGCCCAGAAATTTTCCACAGCCGGCGCAAGTGGCTTGCGCTCGTTGACGTAGAACTCGTGGACCTCATCAATCACAACCAGCGCATCTTTGAAGTCGTCCGGGATACACCACTTGCCCGACTCATCCTGCTTGCATGCGAACAGCTTCGCCACGTCCTTGGTATCGACCAGCACGAGCAGCTGTTGAACGTCGCTTTCCGCAATGCCCAGGTGCTTGGCGATGCGATCGAAGCGCAGACCATTGAGACGTGCGAACACACGCCGGCCCTTCTTGAGCGCAGGGAGAATGTGATTCTTTACCGCGTCGTAGCTCTTGCCGGCACGCGGCACACCTTCGTTGAAAACGAGCATGTCACCAGATCCCCACAGTCAAAATTCGACGCAACAGATAGAACACCATGGCCGCACCGATCATCACCAGGGCGGGCCCAATCTTGAACACATCCGCGAACCACAGGATCGTGCTGCCGGCGTTACCGAGCATGCCGCCAATGCTCTGCCCCTTCATGAAGTCGGGCATCGGCAACAGCGTCAGCACGTAGAGAATGGCCGACAGCGAATGTTCGAGCCACATCACGAACAGGTCGCCGACGAAATCGACAACCGCTTGCCACACCATCTTGACGGCACGCCACAGCCATGCGGTCAAATCGTTGAACCACCCTGCTTGCATATCGTCGTCCTCAGGTCACAGCGATGCGGAGCGCGGCATATGCGGCAATCGCCAGGATCACCCAGCCCGCCGCACGGAGAAACGCCAGGAAATCGCCGCCACAGTGAAAATTGATCGTCATGGCGTTCCACCACTTGGACGCGCCCAACGAAAACACGGGGCACGATCCGCCAGAGGGAACGGTCATAAAATCGGTAATGCCGCCCACCATCGGCGTAGCGCGCACCTGTGTATTGAATTTGGTCAGCACAGACTCCACGGTCTTGCCGCTTTTCTTGTAAAGCTCTGACATGGGCGCACCCTCACCGCCTTCACCATCGCCGGGAGTGGTGCCATCGCCGTCACCGGGCGTGTCGCCATCACCATCTCCGTCTCCATCTCCGTCTCCGTCTCCGTCACCGTCACCGTCACCGTCACCACCGCCATCGCTTCCACCATCGCTACCACCGTCACCACCACCATCGCTACCACCATCGCTACCACCATCGCTACCGCCATCGCTACCGCCATCGCCATCGCCATCGCCATCGCCATCGCCACCATCGCCACCATCATCAATAGGAGGCGCAGCGTCATCGGTAGTGCATGTAGCGCCGCTAGGCGTATAGCTATAGCCCTTCGGGTTGCCGGGATCGACAGCATACGTGTAGTAGCAGCCATCGTTGCAAACGTCAGATGGTGTAGGCGCGGTGGGGTTGGTCCACCCACTTTGCGCAGGACGCTTAGCGCAGGTTGAAGCCTCGGGAAATTGTGCGCTACCGGTACCAATATCCAACTCATAGCCAATGCCGCATGTGTTGCCTGGATAGGTCATGCGCTGCGTAAAGCCGGGACCACTGGCAACGGCACGAACGGACTTCATTGCGCACTTTGCAAGATCAGCAGGCACCGGAAATGACGAGACCTTCGCAAACGCCTCGCCCTGGTCCGCACAACTCCAATCACCGTTATGCGATGAAGTCGGCGCTTCAAGTTGCACGCATGCGGCGGTGACACGCGACGAAAAAAACAGCGCAGCCAGACAGAGTGCGACGACGACAATGTATCTCACACATCCAACCCCTTGACGCCTGCCCAACCGCAGAGCGCGCCCATGAATCCACAGAACAACAGAACGATCATCGCCCTACCCCTGAAAGAGAGAGGGCGACACCGCAGCGCCGCCCTGCCCTCACCACCATTAACCGAAGAAGCTTGCGACCTTCTTGGCACCCCACTTGGTGAAGCCCACCAAGGCAATGATTGCGGCCGCTGCGATCATCGCGGTTGCAGCTTCAGCACCGCTCACGCCAGTCAGAATGTCACCCATGTTGTCTCTCCTATTTCATTGATTGATTGATTTACCGGTCGTTGAACATGCCCGCGACGCTGCCGGCGAGGCGTCCCAGGACGAACCACACGATCACAAGGCCACAACAGCCGGTGGACCACGCCACGGCGTCCTCCTTGCTGGGCATTGCGAACGCTTCTTGCACCAGCGCATACACGCTGTATTCGCTACCCGTGACCAGCACGTAGCCGCTGCACTCGCCGACCGATTGACCGGTGGGCACCAACGTGCCATCCGCTTGCAGGGCTACGCACATGGCCATGGGTTAGGCCGCTGCGCGTGCAGGCGCTTTGACAACGCGCAACGCATGGAACTTGCTGAAATTGATCGCACCCTTGTTGACCGTCACCATGGCTTCAACATCAAGCTCGTATTCACCGGGCTGATAGGCGGCTTGGCCCTTCTCCAAACGAACGTCGAGCGGATACGCGAAGCCGCCCGCTTCCAGCTTGGCTTTCTGCTTGCGCGTGGTGTATTCCCGGTCCTTGCCCTCGTCGTCCTTGAACGTACCACCACGCTCATCGACTTCGACACTCAGCACAGTCACTTTGATTCCGCTCATGGTGTAACCCCTTCTAAGGTTTGATTGACGCCCGCGATTTCGGGCCATTGATTGGCTACGTCTGCTGTTGCCCACGCCGGTAGCCGATGCGACGTGCAGGTGCTAATGACGGCATGCAACGCGTCGGGCGTCGGGCATTGCCGCAAAATGAAATTGAGGGTTGCGCCGTATTGGCGCTTGAGGTGCCGGCGCGCACTTTTCCAAGTGGCATCAACGGCAGCTTTGGTGATATCGATCCGCGTGGCGACGCAGTGCAGGAACTTCAAAACCGGGTACGCGCCGAGCAGATAACCAGCCGGATCACGCAGCAGATCGAGCGGCAATTCCTTGCGATTGGTGGCCCGGAACTGCGCCTCATAGCGCACCCATTCGGACGCCTTGTCACCCTGCTCCCTGCCCTTCTCGTACACGCGCAGCTGCTTTTCTGACTTCTTCCCGCCGACATAAAAGGTCTTGCCGTCACCGCTGTCATGATCGTCAACGGTCTGCGCTTTGGGACGCTGGCCGCGATTGTCGAACTCGCCCGATGCGTACCAGCTTTGCGCCAGTTTCAGCGGGTATTTGCCCAACAGGTCATCGGCGGCAACGTCAATACGGGTCAATCTCCCAGCGCAGCTTTCGAGCTTCGCTCGAAGCTCCAGCCACCGCTTCGCATGGCCGCAGCGCGCTGCGCTCACCACTCCACACCCTGTACCGGTCAACTCGATACGCGCGGTGTACGTGCCATCGGCACGGCGGCAGTTTTCCCCGCCTAACTCGATCAGCCCCACATGCTGACCATCGCGATCAGTGATGCGCACGCGCCAAGTGTAGAAGCGCCCAGGGCCTGCCGTTTCGTCGAGTTCCAGACCCAGGCCGGCGAAGAACCAGCAGAACACCTGCAATGCAACCGCACGGGCGTTGGCGGCAGTAACGTCCATCCATTCGCGGACCTCTTCGGGATCGTCGTTGACGAACACGCCGGCTTCGCCGAGAACGGCGCGAAGATCTACAGAGGCGGAAAACCAGTCAATACCGACCGTCAGGGTTCCATCGGCGTTCCTGAATTCACTGACTCCCCTGTTAGACGAGGGGAGTCCCGACACCGCGAGCGATCCATCAGCCATGAGCGTAGAACTCCACAGCAGCGGCTTCACAGGCCAGAGCAGCACGGCGCGAGGCGTACTCGCTCTGCTCTACCAGCCGGCCAGCAACGCGCACGGTCAGGCGGAAGCGCCGAGTGCGACGGCCACCGATCACGGTGTGGTAGGTGTCGATATGCGAGACGACAGAGGCGGTCATGGAGTGAGCTCCATTTGGCAATCGGCGCTGGAAACAATCGCGCGGCGCTGACTCAGCGGCGCACCATGCTCCAAGACGCTTTCGATGATGAAGACCTGTTCGCGGTGTGCGCGCAGCGCAGCTTCGGCGCGACGATCCAGAATCCAGGCGACCAATCGGGCGAGGCCGACGATCACGGTCAGCGCGGACGCGCCGAGCAATGCAAGTGTGTTGGTGTCCATGAAGCCCCTATCCCCTGCCCCTTGACGCGGACCCCGGAGGGGAGCCGGGGGTGCGCGGTGTATGCAATTCTGCAAACACGGGACATGTATATTGTTCGCAAAACAGTCTGTCAACGGAATCGCATACATGCCGAGCGCGAACGAACTACTTGATCGGGCCAGAACGGGCGCAAAACTCCCGTCAGACAATGCTTTAGCTCAACGGCTGGGGGTGACAAGGGCCGTGATTAGCAACTGGCGGAAAGGGAGAAATCCGATGCCAGATGAACGGATTGCGCAAATATGTGCGCTGGCAAAGCTGGACGGCGGCGAGTGGATGGCAAAAATTCACGCCGAAGCAGCTGCATCGCCGGCTGAAAAAGCTCTATGGCGATCAGTGTTGGACAGGCTAAGCGCCGCCGCCGCGGTGGTCGCGCTGCTGGTACTGGCCGTGCACACAGGAGCGCATGAGGCGCTGCTGGTGGCGCTCTCCCCGGTCGTGATAACCGACCCTCTATACATTATGCGAAGTGGGCTGTATTGACGCTCCTGTGCGCCCTGGTGGTCTATCAATGGTTGTCCCTCCACAGGAAGCGGACCGGACAATGCAGCTAGACACCTACGAACGCGTAGACCTGACCGGCCCTTGGGCCGGTTTTGGTTTCCAGGGACACCGGTTCTTCACCCCCGAAGGCAGGGATATCGACCCAGTAGGAATGCGGTACTGGTCACTGACATGCAACATCGCGCGCGAATGGGCGCTGATGATGGCCGAGGAGCGAGAGCGCGTGTGGCATGCCAGGCCGGCCGAAGTCATCTATCTGCGGGATGTGCTCCGGCGCGAGCGTGTGCAGAATTTTGTGTAA